TTCGCCTACTATAGAACTACCATAAAATGAATCTTGATCTGGGTTAAATCTTAAATTATGTTTAGCGTCTTTTTCGTTATAAATTTGTGAGCCTTTTATTTGATCTTCTGTAAATCTTACTTCATGGCCAAATATAGATTGTAATGGATGCGGTTTAGGTTTGAGATAATATGTAATGTCATTTATTTTGTATGATGTAAGATGATCTTCATTTCTAAGCCTATACATAACCCATTTAATACGATTGTAATGCACACTTAATTTTAAAGACATATCCTGGCAAGTCATTTTATCCTCGCCTATTGTTTCCATTACTGCATCTTTGTATTGGTAGTAATACTGCTCTGATTGAAATTTCAACTTACATCTTTCACTTTACAATGCCATTTCTTTTTATCGTCTTGATGCCATCCATGTACATGAATAGCCCAGCCAGCATCACGAACTGCACCTACATATTCATTATCTGCTATTTTATTAACTCTTGCTGACATGTTACTTGCTGTGGTTGTTTGAACTGCTAATACTTCTTTACCTTTTAAAGCTAGTATATCTATAAAACCAAATAGATCCTGACGTATTCTTGCAAAACTGTTCCAATGTTCTACTATTGCAACTGTGTATCCCTGATCTCTTAAAAGTTTAAGACTCAGTTGAGTCGGACTCGTTGCCAAATTGTTCTCCATTAGGTTTAGATATACCATCTACAAAACGCTTTTGCACTTCTCCTGTACTAGGATGCAATTCGTATTCTGCAAAGTAATTGTTTGCTTCTAAATGTAATTCTTCAAATGTTTGTTTACGTCTGAATATACGATCAAAATTATCTTCAAATTCTTTACTGTTCATGCGTGATTGTAATAGATCACCTGTGATTGGGTTTTTATCTGCCATAATTACTCCTTGTTACATTCATTAGCTACATAAACACAAGCTGCTTCAAAAGCTACAAATACAATTGCAAAAGGTAAAAAGCATATACCTATAATGCCTACTAAATATTTCATTTTACCCCCAAATGGTTGTTAGTAAATAACCACCCTATTGTTTTTCTGTGCGCTTCTTCCCATGCTGCTATTTTATCATGTTTATCTAATGATTTGTCATTATCTATTATGTGGTGGCATTGGTGGCATAAGAACGCTATGCGGTGGTCATGGGCCTTTACGCCAGTGCCCTTGTTGTCTCTTAGCTGATTGCTATGTGCGGCCACTACAGTACCATCTTCCATAGAACACATCATACATGGTGCGCCATTAGCTAGTTTAAGTAGTTTAGGGTTTCTATAGTTCACAGATCCCAACTCCAGCCCATAGTATTTGCCCACAATTCTATTTGCTGTTGATAATCTGTCATTTCTGCTGTTGTAAGTTTAGTAGTAGATTTTATAAGCTCTACCGGAAAGCCAGCTATTTCTGACTGTGATCTAAGCAGACGCCAGGACATGAGTTCGTGAACCTGTTGTTTGTCTAAACCTAAATGATTACCTACGCTAGTATAAAGTTCCCATAACCTTTCATTTTGCTCTAAGCTACGATTTGCTTTTGCTTCTACTATTGTCACACGCCATGATTTAGTCCAATCAAGTAATCTTAATTTGATAATAAGATTTTCTAGGTTGTTTTTTGTTAAGCTCCATTTCAGCATTGTCATATCCTTTGCTTTTATAAACTGTTCCGTTATGTAATGTTACTTTCCAATTTGTTGTAGAAAATGGTTTTCCATCTTTATCTAAGTCAAGATATTTAAACCAAGCTGTAGTTTCATATTTCATGGGCTTTCCTTGTATCGTAATCCCTTACCATCAAAATAAAAGTTAAAATTTCCTTCCCACTGTGCATTTCGCTGCTTTTGGATAAACACCTTACAATCTGGAATGATTCTAAGTTCTTCTGGTAAAGTTTTTCCTTCTTCAACAAGTTTTTCTTTAGCACGATTTCTCCAAACACAAATAATATTATCGCATAAGTTTCTAATATGAGAACTACCCATAATATCCGTTGCATCTGGTATATCAGTTTCGTCTTTCATCTTACGAGTGTGGGCTACTAAGAACACATGAACGTTTAAATCTCTACAAGTAACAGCTAAAGAATTAGCAAAGGATTTTTGTTTGTCTAAAGATTCTTCAGTTATATCTTGAATCTTCATTAAACTATCTATTACAAATACATCTACACCTAAAACATATTTACCATAAAACAATGTAGCTATCATGTCTTGTGATGTTGTTGTTCCCATCTGATCGTATATGTATAACTTATCCGCAGCTCTAGTACAAAACTTTCTTATGTAATCATCTGTAGGTTCTGCTGATCCTAATGCTTGTGTAATCATACGAGATAATGTTAATACTGGTCGCATCTCTAAAGACGCTACTAAACATTTAGTTCCTTGTCGCATCATAGATAACATAACTTGAGATAACCACATTGATTTACCATGACCTGAAGGCCCAGTAATTATCGTAAGTTCCGCCATCCGAACACGAAATTTATCTTCCGTCTTAACCCAGCCAAGCGATTTGCCAGAATGAATTTCCTCACCGAAATACTTGATGACATCATCAGTAAATATATCTGTACTTTTAACTTTAAACTCTGCTTGAGAATATCCTTCATTGTAGAACTCCTTAACAGTTGATTGATTTACTGTGAGCTTATCAATAACATCTCCAAGATTCATACACCACCTTCCCAAACTTGTTTAGTCTTAACAGCTTCTTCCACAGGATCGTTCCATCTTGATTGATTAATGTAAGTTGTAGTGGCTGGAACATAACCTTCCTTCCATGACTTAGTTTCCTTCATTTTTTGAATATGGTCAAGTATTTCATCTTTGATCTCATATAATTTTCTATTACGCCATTTTTCTTCACATTTAGTTTTAGATATTTTACGAGCTGGATATGACTCCCAAAATTCTGTAAAAGAACTTCTGGCCAACACATATATATCTTTATCTCTATCTATATCTCTATCTCTATCTAGTATAGACTTTTTATAGTCACACTCTATTATCCACTTACTCAATGATTTTATTACAGAATTTATAAATTCTATAGGGTATCTTAACCGGTAAGCAATCGCCTGATCTTCAGGTAAATAACCATCATATTGACTAGCTAAACACCATAATTTGATTAAAATAGCTTGTTGATCGTGAGTCATTGCATTAAATTCAAAATCTTCTAATAAGTCAATTCCGTATAGTTTAAACCAAACCATTTTCTTAGTTTCATCTGCATAAGTCTTTGGCTTATAGTGCTGGAATTTATCCCAATTTTTAACTTTGTATTTCATGTAAACTCCTTAAAATAAACATTCTTCATATAAATCTGTCATTGGCACAGACTTTGCTTTAGGAATAATCTGCAGCTTACAATCAGGCCTATTCTCAAGAAACCATTTAGCAGATGCCTTGTTACTAAAGGCTCTGATAGGTTTGCCATCAAATTCATCTAATATAATAAAACGCAAATAATCCATGTGAAAAACATTAGCATAGTTAAATTCTATATGCAAACTATTTTATTTCTATTATTTATCAAATAATGCTTGACATGGTTCAAAATGCCATTAATATGGGTATTGCAACATCTAACCCTTAGGAGAATTACATGAGTATAAAGACTATGATTGTAACAGGAATAGCGTTTTGGTGTTATGTAGGATTATGCCTATATGTAATAGGTAAATTGGCAGGAGTAATATAATGGAAAGACATTTAGATCCTGATGCTTATTTAGACGATATGGAACGTCTTGAACAAATGGAAGAAGAAGCGCAACATAAACTAGATCAACAAGAGAAGCATGATGACTAAATTTATATGTTGCTTTATGATAATTTTTATAGGATACTTCTTATGGCGAATCATGGCTTAATACCAATATCAAAAGTAATACAAGAGCTTAAATTAATAACCAAAGATTTAAAAGAACATAACGATAGGATGGATGAAAAATATGGAAGAATTGATGTTTTACCAACAAGTGATGCAGGAACTACACGAACTGGAAATGAAACTACAGGAGAATCCAAATGAGTAACGGAATTGTAAATATCAAAGGTAAAGAATATAAAACAGTAGCTCTTAGAGTTGCGGAGTTTAGAGATAAATTTCCTACATACTTTCTTACTACTGAAATTGTAAAGATTGATGATGACCAATGTATTATTAAAGCCTATGTTGGCCAACACCAAGCTAATGGAGAGAATCATGTATTTGCTACAGGCCATGCTCAAGAGTTCCGTAAAGCAAGTCAGATCAATGGTACTTCTTATGTGGAAAATTGTGAAACTTCTGCTATCGGTAGGGCTTTGGCTTGTCTTGGTATTGGTGGTACTGAGTTTGCTTCAGCTAATGAAGTTGTTAATGCTATTCACCAACAAAGTAATCCAGTTAAAGAAGTGGTTACTGAAGCTGCTTTAACAGTTGCTAAAAACAAACTATTAGAAGCTAGTAAAGAAGGCAAACTTAAAGAAGCATTTTTTGCTTTAACACCAGCAGTTCAAGAAGAATTGCGTGAATATGCTAATGATCTTAAAAAGTCTGCATGAGTCATTTACTAGACAATCGTAGGCATAACATAGTAACAGCATCTAATGCTTGGGCTTCTGTCAATGAAAGGCAAAAGCTTTGGCGTCAGATGACTATGCGTGAACCACCTTTTGAAGGTAATGAAGCTACTGCGTGGGGTAATTTACATGAACGAGATGCTTTGTCAGCTTTTGAAAAAGAAATGGGTGACTTTTGTATACCTGGCAATAAACTTATAGTGCATGATAGTTTGCCTATAGGTGCTAGTGCTGATGCTTACTTTAATGATGATCCAGTAGAGCTTAAATGCCCTTTCAGCATGGAGTTTTATCCTACTATGCCTGATCGTTATTACTACCAAGTACAAATGCAAATACATTGCACTGGTAGAGATCAAGGATGGTTTAGCGTATGGACACCAAATGGCATTACAGTTGAACTAATTAAAAAAGATGATAAATGGCTTGACTGGTATAAGCCTTTGTTGTTAGAATTTATGGAATTTGTAGAAACAGATGTAGAACCGACAAGATGGAAACGTAAACCAATTTATACTAAGGAGTAATATATGGCTGAAGGATTTATACCAAAACCAGGAACTGCGTATTTAAGACCTAACACAAGAAAAACTGAAGATTGGATGGCAGACTTTTCAGGCACTATGATTACACCTGAAGATATGCAGCCTAATACAGCTTATTTTATTAATGTTACGGATAGAGCTGAAAAAGGTGATTTAAAAGTTTCTTTTGGCAAACAAGTTATGCCAAGAACACAAGAATCTGCTAAGGGTGCAGATGAAGTGGTGGATGGAGATGTTCCTTTTTAGGAGCATCCCCAAACACTTATAACTATTTATTCATTACATACATGGTTACTTCAAATCCAAAACGCATTTCTATTGCTGCTGGTGTTGTCCACATAATTGCTCTCCTTTCTTTTATAATGTTCGTATTATACTGCTACCGTAGATTTAGGGTAACAGTAAAATCATTAACTAGGGGTATGTAATATATGGATATGCACTCATTAGAATTGGAAGTTGGATGCTATGCAGCCGGTGTGTACCATGAAGCTAACACTAGAACTTTAGAAGAAAAATTAGGAGTAATCAATGTTATTAGAAATCGCATTAAATCTGGCCATTGGGGGAATAATGCTTGTAGCGTTGTATATGCTCATGGACAATTTTATGGAGTTACAGACCAGACACATGATGATGTGGATACAGAAGCATTTCTTAAAACAGAATTATTGGTTATTGATGCAATTGTACTTCATAAATATATTAATCCGGTTGCAGACAGTATGTACTTCCATGATGACTCAATTAAAAAAATGGCTAAATGGGGTAATAAAACAGTTAAAATAGGTAAAATGATATTTTATTAGGAGTATATGATGAGCTTTGAGAGAGTATCAAGATTTATACATAGACATGCAGAATCAGTAGCTGTATATAAGCATAATGCTAGATTTATTGTTAGGCCTGCACGATATAGAGATATTCCAGAAGTGCCTAGAGAGCTTATGGGCCAAAAATTAGTAGGTATATATAATGCTACTAAACCAGAGTATAATGACAATCAATTAGAGTCCGACATGATGTGGGCAGAAAAGAATATAATATGAACGCAGTTGCATGGCTTTATGAAGAATATGATGTTAAAACAGGTGAGCTGTTAAAATCTTATTTATGGTCATTTCATCCTAATCAATTGTCATATCTTAATGACCTTAAAAATACAACTCACCATATTAAAATTACACCATTGTTTGAAGGCGAACCTGTAGAAGAATACAAAGGATTAAGCAAATATGATTCTAAACGTTTAACAGAAGCGGAGAATGGATTATGAATTTTTTAGAAAAGGTAATTGATTGGCTTATTTGGCTTTTAATTATTGGCGGTATTGGATGGTTTATTTATGGATTGTGTCAATTAACTAGCGTAATGTTTATTAGGGGATAATATGGATATAGATGATATTCTTAACGAAAGACAAGAACAGTATGGTGACTTTTTAAATAGATCTAAAATATCGCAAGATTTTAAGACGCTTATTCATAATGGTAATTCTTACCGTATGTTAAAAGCAGATCAAAAAGAAGCTTTAGAAATGATTGCTACAAAAGTAGGCAGAATTGTCAATGGCGATCCTGATTATCTTGATTCATGGTTAGATATTCAAGGATACTGTCAATTAATTATTGATAGAGTTCGTAAGGATAAAATTGCTTTAGATAATGCAGTTGATATGTATGTAGTTGAAGGAGTGCCTAAAGAAACAGCAGTACAATTACAACGATCTGATGATGAGTAGGTATCCAGATTTGGTAGTTATTACACG